GCGGTGGGGTGGTCGATGCCGAAGTCCAGCCCGACGATCCGCGGCCAGTGCGCGGGAATAGGGAACGGATTGATCGAGATCGCGCTCTCGGCGATCGGAAACACCCGCCCCGAGCCCAGGATCGGGATGCCCTTGGTGCGCGCTTCACGCTCGTGCTCGGGGTAGCTCGCGACGATCGCCTCGCGCTGCTCCTTGGTGTAATGCTCGACGTCGTCGATCGTCATGTTGATGACGGTCGTGCCGGTAGGCCTGTCCAGCAGATACCGCTTGACGACATCGCTCATGCCCAGCAGCGGAGTGAACGTCACGTAGACGCTGCCACTGGTGGCGTTGGTTCTGGTCAGGGCCTCGCTGTAGATCGCTTGCGGCGGCTCCTCGTCCATCCAGACCAGGTCCACAGTGTCGGCCTGCCACTTGCCACGGCCCTGGTCGTAGGAGTTGAACTGCAGCACGCTGTCTTCGCCGCACACATGCCGCACCACAGCCGAGCTGATGGCGTCGGGCACCCCCTGCTTCATGCTGGTGTCGCGCAGCGCCTCATGCGGAATCGCCCCTGTGCCCCACTCGTCCCTGAGCTCGGGTGGCCCGATGAGCAGACGCTGGACACCCTTGCGTGTCAACTCGGCCGATTCGGATCCACACATGGCCCGAATCGCGTAGTTAAAGCGCCGGCCGGTCCACCAGTCGGGGTAACGACCGGTCAGGTGCATGGCCATCTCGAATGCACCAGCCCACGTTTTGCCACTCTGGTTGGCTGCCATGAACAGACGCTCACGGTAGCCAGCCGAAGCGGAGTGGAACTCGCGCTGCTTGGCGTACGGGGCGTAGGCTGCGAGGCGGTTGCGCTTTTCCCGCGTGTCCTTGAGCTTGAGCAGCTCGTAGAGCTCGCGCTTTTCCTCATCGGACAGCGCGGCGAGATTCAGACCAGCCAGATTCACTTGGCCGCCTTCGCGATAAGCGATGCCAGCCGCTGATCGAGCTGGTCGCCGCTGAGCTCCAGATTGCCGTTGACCTTCACCTCCACCGCCTTCAGCTTCGGTTGCGTGTACTGGAGCAATTCGTTGAGCGTGCGCAGCCTGGTGTCAGGGTCCACCCGGTCCACAGTCATGGGCTCGCCGGTGTTGGGGTCCAGCACAGGCTGGCCGGAGCGGTCGAGCACCGGCACGCGCTCCGTGAGCACGCGCAAGATCTCGGCCGCGGGATCGAGACCAGCGTCTGCGCACGCCTCTGCGACGTGCTTCAGGTTGATCTTGCCCGGCGATTTGGCCCGCACATCCTGCGCGTGCTTGGTCGGCCGCGTCCGACCCTGGATCTCAGGGTAGATGTCCGCGGCGGTGGCCAGCTTGGGGACTTCGCCTGCAAGGTCGGCGAATTGCTTGGCCATCAGATCTTCCCCGGGATGACTCCACCGCCGAATCCGGGGACAGAGCTCTTCATGCCGCCCTTGTAGGCAGGCTGAGTGGCGTTGGTGCCGGGCATCGGCACGCTGACCTTGGCCGGCAAGTCACCTTTGCCCTGCATGGCGTTGCCGCCGACTTGCTTGCCAGCGTTGAGTGCGAAAGGACCAGAGACTGCTTTCATGGGAGCTCCTGCGTTGCGTGAGGGGTTACGTGAAGGGGTAGGGACGCTGTAGTTTTGCATGTGGCTCTTACGCTGATTTGCGCATTTACGTTGTCGGTTTGCACGTTGTTTACGTGTCTACCTACACACCTCCTATACAACTTGTAGGTAGTTGCATAGGAAGTGTGTTGGCTGGATGGCCCGGCTCGTGGATTGGGTAGGTACCTATAGCTCCGGGGGCCCCAACTCGAAAGCGGGGGTGTACCGGGGGTCCGGGAATCACCACCAGAAAAAAGACCCCGGGGGTGGGGGTCGATTTTCTTTCCACCCCTGCCCTGCCTGCCCAGCGCCGTGCCCTGCAGCCAGGCCCTGCCAGCCCTGCAGCACCGTTCGGGTGCCTGCATCAGGACACGAATCAGCACCCCTCCACCTAGGGAGCGGGCGCTTGCTGGCTACAGTTCTGGAGCAGGCAGCACGCGGCCGGCCTGGTACAGCGCTGAGGCTGCCAGGCTGGTGACGTGCTGGGCTGGTGGTGCGCTGATCGGGCCCGCAGGCCGGGGCAGCGCACAAGTGAAAAACCCCGCAGGCTGCGGGGTTTTTGGACGCACTTAGGCGCGCAAAGAGTTTCGGGCAGGGCTCGCCGGCTGTCAAGTGCATCACATCTATCAGTTTGAAGTATCAGATCTATCACTTTTGCAGGCTTTGAACGGCCAAGCGTGACCGTTCAATCCGTTTGAACGTTTAGCCGCGCTGTCGTCAAAATTTTTCATTCCAACAGCCGATAGCTGTGCTTACACTGTCGTCACCGAGCAGCCGGTTGCTGCAGCAGACAAGGACAGACGACATGACCAACCTGAACACCACGGCGATCAACCTGCTGGACACCCTGATCCGCTACGGCTGCGCCGCCGCCTTCGGCCCTCAGCAAGAAAAGGCGGCCCGCAAGCTGGAAGAGCTGGGCTGGGCTGACGTAGAGCGCAACACCACTCACGGCGCCGACGTGCTGCTGCTGACCCTGCGCCTGGGCGGCACCGCCCGCTTGGTTGTGGCCCGCGCTACCACGGAGGCCTGAACCATGACCGCAACACTTGACGCCATCGCCGACGCATCGGCACACCTGAACAACGTCGCCCTTCCCAACGTGGCCGACATCCTGCGCACCCTTGAGGCCCTGACGGCTTACGCAGCGCTCAACCCGACCATGGAACGTGACCCACGGGTTGCCCGTGCCAAGCAAATCCTGCGGGACTACGCGCCGCACGAGCCCGTTGCCAACACCCCGACCCGCTTTTGAAAGGACCACACCATGACCACCACCGCACACCTGCTGATGACCGTCCGCCAGCACTTCGTTGCCGCTGAACGCGCCCGCCGCACTGGCGGCACCTACGAGGCCGGGGAAGGCTCACCCGCCGCCCTGGCGATCCAGGCGGCCATGCGCAACATGCAGGCCGCCGGCCTGTCGCACGCCGAGTGCCTGTCAGCCCTGCGCGACCTGGCCACGGACGTGGTCCGCAGCCTTCGCACCGCCTAACCCGGAGCCCGACACCATGGCCTACTACCCCGCCCTGCTCAAGGCCGCCGCCTTCAACGCTGGTGTGATCCTCGACTACCTGGACGACGGCGCCTGCCCCCGCATGCCCGACATCCGACGGGTGTGCGCAGCCAACGGCTACGCAGACGACATCAGCATCAACACCGCCCTGAGTCAACTGCTCAGCGACGGCCTCATCGTCAACACGCCCGACGGCTACCTCAAGGCCTACACCACCCGCTGACGCCAGCCCCTAGCCGCCCACGGGCGGCCTGGGAGTGTCGTCGACACACCGTCGCAGGCCGGATGCCTGCACTGGAGACTCTGACCATGTCCGCATACCTCGTACCCGACTTCCACATCAACGCCCTCGTTAGCTGGGCCCGCGACCGCCACGGCTTGAGCGCTGTCAGCTACTACTGGGGCGGCCGCCGTCGCGACCTGCGCGGCGATGAGAAGCGCATCGCCTCCGTGCTGTACGCGCAAAACGTGCGCAGCGTGAACCACCGCTACAACGAAGCCGACCCGGCGCACGGCTTCAAGTTCCAGTACGTCTCGAACGTGCTCAACCCCATTGACGTGATCAAGGGCTGTCACGGCTACGGATACCAGGCCTGCGAGACCGACGACTGGGAGTCGACCGAGGCCTTCGCCATCATCGCGGCCATCAGCCAGTCCGCCATCCGCGCCCTGCCCGGCTACGAAGACAGCCGCGCCTGGTGCATCAGCGGCCCCCTGTTCCGCGTGGAGGCCTGAACCATGCACGGCCAACCCCTGACCTGGCGTGATGCCGCCTTCGCCGTGGCCTACGGCTTAGCCCTGGCCCTGCTCGTGGCCGCTTTCATCTGACCCGGAGACTGACACCATGACCATGCTCACCATCACCCTGCCCGAATCCCAGTGGGCCCTCCTGCGCGACTACGCGGACGCCGGCCTGTCCGACAAGAGGGCTTGGTTGGAACAAGCCGATTGGACCGAGGTGTCCGATCTGGCCGACGAACAGGAAGAAATCGAAGCCGCCACATCCGCCTTGGTCTCGCTCATCTACGCCCTGACCCCCGCCCAAAAAGACACGACAGCCGACAACACCAACCCCGCTTTGGTCGAAAAAGCAATCCGCCAGTACGTATGCGATGAAATCGACATCGACGACAACGCCGTTGTGTCTGAAGCCGACGACGGGGCCTGGGTTCAAGCCTGGGTGTGGGTTGCTGCCGACTCTGCCGAAGAGGTGACCGCATGATCCAAACCGCCATCCCCGCAAAACGCCCCCGGGCGGTGGACCTCATCCGCCGGGGTGAGGCCTACGCGGCCGGCGTGGTGCTGGACGCCCAAGGCCAGGTCTCGCACGTCCTGGTGCAGGTGCTGACCGGTGACAAGCCCCTGTGGATCTACCCCGCCGTGCCCGCCGACCGTCGCTGGGCGGCCAAACACCGGCCACCGGTGGCGGAGGTCCAGCCATGAACCCATCCCCGCTTGCCGATTTCCTGGCGCTGCCCTGGTCCGACAAGGTGCGCGCCGGCATCGAGGCCACAGTGGCGTCCGCTCCCCGGACGGTGCTGGTCGCGACCCGTGCCCTGCCCGACGGGCCCTTGCGCTGCCTGTCCTTCCCCCGCACGCCCGTACCCCTGCCGCCTGGCGCCGTGGCGCTCTACAGGCGCCCCAGGCCCACGCCTGAAGCCGCCGCACGCGCTACCGCTGCCCAGGCCCGCCCCGGCGAGCCCCTCAGCCGCACGCAGAAGGCGCTGGAACTGGTCAGCCAAGGGGTGGGGCCCATGCAGGCCGCTGAAAGGCTGGGAATCAGCTCCAGCGCGGTTTACGCGGCCATCGCTCGCGACACCAAGGCCCGCTGCCCCTGCTGCGGCCAGCGCCTGCCCGATCGGGCCTGACGCCCGCCGGCCTGCAGCTCAGCCCGGGCCGTCCAGGTCCGCCAGCTGCAGGCTCAGGCGCCGCATGATGTCCGCCGCCGCCAGCCGCTCCAGGCTGGCGATGTGCTCCAGCAGCGCCGCAGCCTGCGCCCCGGCCACCGGCAGCGGGGCCCTGCCGCTTCCCCCGCACGCACCGCACGGCACGTCTGACAGCATCGGCGTGCCGTCCACCACCGCGTACCCGCGGCCCTCGCAGACCCGGCACACGTCCTGCAGCCAGTGCGCCAGCACGGGCGGCACCAGCTCAGGGTCCGTCCCGTTACGGCACGCCCACGCGGTCAGGCCCTCCAGCACCGTGGCCAGCTCGCTTCTCGCGCGGCTGTAGCGCAGCCTCCACAGGCTCACCCCCAGCGGCTGGCGCTGCGCGGCCATGCCCATGGCCCTCAGCACGTCCACGTCGCCGATCTCCTCGATCGGTGCCTCCTCCAGGTGGCGCGAGCCCTGCGCCTGGTCGATCCGCTCTCGCCTCATGCTGTAACCCCCGCGTTCTGCCCTTGCTGCAAACCCTTGACCGCGTCCAGCAGCGCCTGCTGCACGTCGCCCTTGGCCGCCAGGACGGCCATCACCCGCTCATCGATCGTGCCCTGCGCCACCAAGTGGTGGATCACCACCCCGCGGCTCTGGCCTGGCCGGTGCAGCCGGGCGTTGGCCTGCTCGTACAGGTCCAGGCTGAACGGCAGACCCCACCACACCGCCACGCGCCCACCCAGCTGCAGCCCGTCGACCCCGTGGCCGCCGCTGGCCGGGTGCATCAGCAGCAACGGCACCTTGCCCGCCTGCCAATCCCGCAGCGACCGCTCGCCGTCGAATTCCCGGGCCTGTGGGAAGGCGTGCCGGATTCTCGCTGTGTCATGCCTGAACGTCGTCAGGCACAGCACCGGCTCGCCCTGCTCGACGATCTCGCGCAGCGCCTCCAGCTTCGCGTCGTGGACGTGCTCCACGCCGCCCACGTCGTCGTACACCGCCCCGTTGGCCATCTGCGCCAGCTTGCCCGCCAGCACGCCCGCTGACGGCGCTGTGACGGCCCCGCTCACCAAGGTGCGCTCCAGCTCCCGGTAGCGCCGCATGTCGAACGCCACCGGCACGATGTTGTCGATCCGCTCCGGCATCCGCGCGTCGCTGTCCAGGCTCAGCATCACGTCCGACACCGCCTCGTGGATCTCCTGCTCCGCGCCCGGCCTCAGCTTCCAGGTGTAGACCACCATGCCGTTGCGCTTGTCCGGCTGGAACCACCTGTCCCGGTACGCCGTCAGGCTCCGGCCCAGCCGCTGCCCACGGTCCAGCAGGCTCACCTGCGCCCAAAGCTCTAACAACCCGTTGGGCGTGGGCGTGCCAGTCAGCAGGTACAGCCGTTGGATCTGATCGCGCACCCGCTTGAAGGCCTTCCAGGTCTTGCTGGCCCGGTCCTTCACGCCGCGGTTCTCATCGATCACCACCATGTCCCACGGCCAGGCCTCGCCGCTCTCCTCCACCAGCTCCACCAACCAGCAGAAGTTCTCGACGTTGATCACATGCACATCCGCTGGCCGTGCCAACGCGGCCACGCGCTGCTCCCGGGTGCCCAACACGCGCTCAACCCGCAAGCCCCGGGTGTGATCCCACTTCGCGCATTCCTGCGCCCACACGAGCTCGGCCACCCGCTTGGGCGCCACGATCAGGCATCGACCCACCTCGAACCGGTCGTGCAGCAGCTCCTGCAGCGCCGTGAGCACCACCGCTGACTTGCCCGCACCCATGCGCAGC